TAGTCCGTCACGGACTTGACCTTGTTCCGAATCTCAGTCAGGTTCACAGCCTACCTCCAGATGCAGATGCGGGCGGCGCAGGAAGGGTATCCCACGCCGCCCGACTTGTGTGCGACGGCTACGTCAGCAGGTCAGATGCCCGTGCCGAGAACGTAGACGCGGATGTTGCCCGCCGCAGCCACGGTCTCCAGAGCGTAGGCGAACACGTGCAGGGTGGTCGCGGCGGTGTTGACCATGCACGAGCCAGCGGCCCCGGCGGTGTCGAGCACCAGCGGATCGCCGACCGCGCAGCCGACGGTCACCAGAGGCACCGACCCGACCGGGCCACGCACGCACACGCGAATCTCCTGCGGGGAGGTCGCCGTACCCGTCACCGACTCCAGAGCAACGCCGACCACAATCTTCTGGACGGTGGCGGAGTTGAAGTCTGCGGTGACGACGGTAGTGGCGGTGAGGCCGCCGCTCGCGTCCGTTGCCATGAGCGACACGTCGACCGCCACCAACTGCCCCGCCGTGATGGCGGTGCGGGTGAGGAAGGTCTCGACCTGACGGCGGTTGCTCGGGGACATGCCGACCTGAGTCGTGCCCCCAGCCGCGAGGTTCGTCGTGGTGTTGAGGTACTGAACCAGAGTGGAAGTGGCCATTAGAAGGTCTCCCCGTCGAAGAGGACAGCACAGCTCGACAGGTTGTCAGCGATGAGCTGGCCCTTCCAGTAGATCTGGGCGGACCGAGCGGTCGTACCCGGGATGTACTCGAAGGGGCTCACGGCGAGGTCGCCGTCGCTGTGCATGACCAGCTTGATGCCGTCGAAGTTGATGAAGTACATCGTGTTGGCGAGGCTCGTGTCCGTCGCCGAAGCGATGGGCATGAACACGTCCTGGACGACCGCGGCGTTGCCGAAGGCGAGGGACATGTAGCCAGCGTTGAGCTGCTTCTCGTCGATGTACCGCTCCTGGTTGAACAGCGCGCGGCGGTAGTTCGCGTACCCCGCCTCGGTCGCGAGGATGAGCTTGATCTCACCCATCGGCGCACGAGCCGAGGTCTCCGCCGCGATCTGCTGCATGCCACGGATGCCGTTCGTGCTGAACGACGTGGCGCAGTTGAACGAGCGGTTGAACAGACCGTTGCCGTCCGGCACGAGCGAACGGGGGAGCCCGCCGACCGTGTTCGTCTGGCCCGCAGCCGTGGGCGCACCCTGCTGGAGGAAGCCCGTGGTCGCACCGGAGACCGCGTCACCGCAGAGGGTGCCGAGGCTGGTGAGCACCGCGCTGTTGCCGGCGACGAGCTGCTTGTTGATTTCGCGACGGAGGAGCCCCATCACGTTCCGCATGCGCGCTTCGACAATCTTGACGATTGCCTTCTCGCCTGCGTTCTCCAGCTCTTCCTTCTTCGTGATGACGATGGGCGCCACGAAGTCCGACCACTCGTAGATGGCCGGCTGCATGACGTCCTGCACCGCGAGGGAAACCGGCTCGTAGCCGGTCGCGAGCTGGGTGATGGTGGAGTGCTCAGAGACCGCGAGCGGACGCTGAATCTTGATACCGCCATCCTCGTACTCGATGCCGCCCAGGCGCTTCGCGAAGTCGAGGAAGGGGACGCGCTGGAAAAGCTCGTCGACCTCGCCGTCACGGATGCTGAACAGCGTCGAGGAGAGGAGTTCGTTGCTGATGGGCATTGGAACCTCTGACTTGACGTTAGTGGATGACCCTCACGGGTCGGGGGTGATGACGGTTCGGGTGGCCTTCCGGCTCCGCCCCCCTGTTTCCCTCAGCGCGTATCGCTCGTGCGGTGCGCTTCAGTCAGTCGGGTGAGATGCACTGAGGGTAGTATACGCAGGCGTTGGCCACCTGTCTACTTGGTGCCGTTCGCCTTGTGGTACTGGTACGCGTCCCACGCCGACTTGAACTTCGGCGGGGCGGCGTTGCGGACCGCGTTCCCGGTCGAGGTCTTCTTCAGCGTGTCGCGCTGGACCTGCTTCACGGCGTCAGACTGCTGACGGGTGAGCTGCCCCTTGACGATGAAGTACGCGTCTTCGAGCTTCAACTCCGGCCGCTCCATGAGGAGTTTGGCCACGGGCATCCGCACCTCGTCAGAGGTGAGGTCCGGGTGCTGGCTCTTGAACGAGTCGAGCGCGACCTGCCGCTGCTGCACCTCCAGGTCCTGCTGCAGCGGAGCCAGCATCTGCTGCATCATCTGCGCTGCCTGCTTGTTGATGCGCTCCTGCAAGCCCTCGTCCGACCAGGCGTCGTGCTGGAGCGGGGCGGCCGCCTGCTCCTTGACCTTCTGGGCGAACTCCGACTTGGTCATGAGTTCCCGGTCGCGAGCGAGGGCCGCCCGCTCCTGCTCCAACTGCGCCTTCATGCCGGCGAGTTCCTGCGTCTTCTGGGTGTACGAAGCGCGCAGGTTGCCGACGAGCTTCCGTCCGTTCTCGGGCAGATGCTCCAGGATCTTCTTGTAGTCGGGAAGCCCCTTGTGTCCGCCCTTCAGCTCCGGGTGCTCGTCGAACGACGAGTCCAGCAGTTCGTCCAGGCTCAGGCCTTGGACCTCAACCTCAGGTTCAGGTGCGGCCGTCTCGACGACGGGGGCGGTATCAGCAGGTGCCGGGGTCGGCGTGGCTGCGGTGCTCATGCGGCTACATCCTCTCGGTGAACAGGGTGTCGGTCTTGTCTTCGGACATCATGTCCTCTTCCTCGGTCGGCTCCTCGGCCTCGCCCATCTCGGAGGCGCCAGCCTCCATGACGGCCTTCTTGAGGAAGCGCTTCAGGCCGGGCGACTTCGCTGCCATGCCCAGTCGACCCGCCAGCCCCTGCAGGCCGGAGTCGTCCGTGATGATGGTCAGGTCGATGCTCGCATCCTCGGGCAGGATCCCCTCGGCCACGGCGTCGCTGATGGCCTTCTGGAACATGGACAGCACGCGCATGAACGCGGGCGGCAGGGTGGTCTGCATCTCGCCACCGAACTTCGGGTACGCGTCGGTGACGCCGAAGAGCGGGAGGAGACGGTTGGTCGCGTCGACCAGGCCGTTGAGGGCCTTGCTGCTGAAGCGACCCTTGGGGGCAGACGAGGCGTAGACCTCGTCCTCCATGTCCTCGGTCTCGCCTTCGCGCATCATGGCCTCGGCGCGCATCTTCTCCAGGTTCATCTTCTCGTCGGGGGTCATGCGGACTCCTTGGCGTCGTGCTCGTACGCCTGCTTGAGCATTTCGTGGGCGGGGTAGGTCTCGGTCATGGCGCGGGTCTTATCGCCATCGAACTTCTTGAGGTTGTCGGTCCACTTCTTCGCCGCGGCCTCGGCAGTGGAGCGCTCGTCGCGGTTCTTGTCGAGCTGGCGCTGGTAGAACGATTCGCCGCCCAGGTCCTTCTCGTTGATGAAGCCGCGAGAGCGCATGATGCTCTCTTCCTCGCGCTTGTCCGTGACGCGCTGCCCGGCACTGGGCGAGAAGAAGCCAGACCCGCCGAGCCCCTTACGCCAGTCCGTCCCCCAGAGCGAGGCGGTCTTGGCCGGGAGGCTAATCATCCTGACGCCCTCGACCCCGCAGGACGGACAGGCCCGCGTCTCGTTGGCCTTGGCCAGTACTTCCCAGCGCCCGTGCTCTTCGCACCTGAAGTCGTAGAGCGGCATCATGCACCCCCGATGACGGCAGACGTGGTGGCCTCAGGCGTCGGGGCCACGGACGGCGCGGCGAGTGCGGCCTCCGGTGCGGCCTCGGGCGGGGGCTCGACCTCGTTGAAGGTAGGAGGCAGGTCGAACAGCCGGACGATCTCCTGCCGGAGCGGAGTGACGGGAACCCCCAACTGCGCCAGGGGGGCGAGGAGCTGCATGATCTGCTGCTTCTTGACCATGTCCGTGACCGGGGTCGTCCCTCCGTCCGTGGCGTAGAACGTCCAGTCCGCGTCGAGGCGCGCCTCGGACACGACCTTGGCCCCGTCCGGCGTGGCGATGACGACCTTGTCCTTGTCCTCGATGAGGGGCAGGAGCATCCGGGTGTAGAGCAGGGCCGCAGCCTCGATGACTGCATCGCGGTCGCGGGCCATCTTGCCCAGCTCTGACGCCGTGTACTGCATCAAGGCAGAGACCTCGGTGGCCGTTGCCTTGCTCGCTTCGCCGCGGGTGAAGCCGGCCGTGAGGCTGCCCTTCTGCAAGTCCTGCTCGACGTAGTTCAGGTACGCGGCGTGGTTGCTGCTGATGGGCGGGACCTCGACCACACGGATGAGACCGTCGAGCGTGTCGCTGTCCGTGGGGATCATCGCACCGTCGATGCCCGACGTAATCTTGGAGAGCGCTTCCTCGTCGAAGGCGCCTTCCTTGTAGATGAACTGGCGGCTGTCGCGGCGCACCGCGTTCGCCCAGAACGTGCGGAGGATGTTCTTCTCGAAGCACTGGTCGTAGATGCGGGCCATCGCCGCGTACCCTTCCATCGGGCGGTCGGGGCGGCGCGCGAAGTAGAACGGCACGAGGTTGGACATCGGCCGGCCGTCGAAGGTCATGACCGGGATGGCCGCCTTCTCCAGCAGCTCAGTGCCCGACTTGTAGTGCGACGACCAGAACGTCAGCTCCTTGTTGATGAAGTCGTACATCTCGACGACCTCAATGTAGAGGTACTCGTTCGGCAGGTCAGGGCTGTCCCCGTACGAGCGGTACGAGCGGTCGGTGTTGCGCTCGTAGTCGGTGAAGTAGTCCTTCTGCGGGGATCCCACGAACTTCTTGTTCCCGAACTTCTCGACCGCCTCGTCCACGCTCAGGTAGTACACGTGCCCGACGAAGCGGCAGTCCTCCCAGGCGGCGGCGTCCCGGTCGACGATGACCTGCCACGGAGGAATGGCGCGCATGGCAATCTTCCCGGTCAGGGTGTTGCTCTCGCGCGGAGCCAGCTTCAGGAACGAGTTGGTGTAGATGAGCGCCATCCGGGCGGCGTTCTCCATCTGCTGCCGGCAGGACTTCAGCCAGTTGTTGGCCAGCTCCCGCGTCAGGACCAGGTCGCCCTTCCCGCTGATGTCAGCCCGCAGTTCCACGCCGGGGTACTTGGTGAACAGCGAGCCCATCATGGACTCGATGGCCGCGTAGCCGTCCGCAGTCTCGACGCGGATGGAGGTGTCCGCGGTCGAGTACGACATGTCCTCGTAGAACTTGGTCATGTACGTGTTGCGGTACTTCCGCATCAGCGGGCGCTGCTCATCCCAGAAGTCAGTGTGCTGCTGGAGAGCGGCGCGGATGAACTGGATGCGGTCTTTCTCGGTGCGGGCCATGCTGCTCCTTGTACCATACTACAGGTAGTTAGTACCGTCGATGTTCATGTTTCGCACCCTGACGACGCGCATCGGCGACGCGCCGGGAGGTAATCCACTCCGGCAGGAACGGCTTGTTCGGCACGTGGACGGTCGCCACGCACTGTAGCGCGAGGGCCAGGGCGATGACAGTGTCGCCGTGGTGGATGCCGTTGCGCGGGCAGAAGGGCTCGCCGCGGTCGTTGATCTTGAAGGACCGCAGCTCTCCGATGGTGAACGCATCGAGCTGCGTCAGCCGGCCGCGGAGGATGGCGTCCTTCACGCCCTCCAGCATCCGCGGCTTGGTGCTGGCGTTGGTCGTCCAGTCGTCGCCGTCGCCCGTCTTCCAGAGCGGGATGCCCATGTGCTTCAGTTCGGTGAGCAGCACACCACCCCAGGTGCCGTTGCTCTCGACGAGGACCTTGGCGTTGTTCCACTTCCGGCTGGCGTCGGCCACGACCTCGGCCCACTCGGACGGGGTCTGCGAGTTCGAGCGGCGGATGTCGACGACCTGCCACGTCGATGCGCTGATGACGACGATGGCGGAGTTGTCCCCGCCCGTGCCCGCACCTACGTCGACCCCGATGGCGTACTTGTCGCGCGGGTCGACCTTCGCCAGTGCGCCGCCCTTGACCTCCATCTGCAAGGGCGTGAGGTTCGCGAGGATGTCCGCACCCATCCAGGCTCCGTCGACCTGCGCGTAGGCTTCCTCCACGGAGCGCGGGTACTCCCGGCGGAACTTCGTCTCGCCGAGTTTGCCCATCATGACCGCCATCCAGTACTGCTGGCCTGGGGTCAGGTCGCTGTAGGGGTCCAGCTCGAAGCCGTCAGGCGGCTCCTCGGTGTACGCCTTGTGCTTCGTCCACGGGAAGAACAGGAAGTTGTAGCCGACGAGTTCCGCCTCCCAGAGCTGGTACTCCCGGTGCAGCGGGTCGCCGTAGAAGTTCGCGGTCGACTCGATGACGAGCTGGTTCCCGTTCAGGGCGCTGATGGCCGTGGCCTTCAACTCGTCCGCGTTCTCGCTGAAGGCGAACTCCGAGATGTGCAGCCCGGTCGCGGTGAAGGATCGCAGTCCGCCGTCTCCCCCGGCGCTGGCCGCCATGAGCGTGGCGCCCGTGTCGGCGAGGGTCATGTCGGTCGTATTGTCAACTGACAACGGGCGCTTCAGGAAGGCGGGCATGGTGACGTAGAAGAACTTGTGCATCTTGAGCAGGTGCTTCGACGAGGCGAGCTTGTGGCTCAGGACGACGTAGGTCTCCGGGTCGGGTGCGGTGTACCAGCGCCAGAAGAAGTACGCGGCCACGGCCGTGGACGAGCCAATCTGCCGGGCCTTGCAGATGAGGACGTCGTCGCCGGCCTTGAGCGACTCGATGATTTCGACCTGCTCGTCGTTGAGCATGAGCCTGCGCTGCCGGCCGCGCTTGTCGATGATGCTCAGCCTGGAGCAGAACTCCAGCGGATCGGAGACGATGCGCTCGATGTCTGCCCGGCTGAGGCTCACTCGGCCTTCTTCCGCAGCCAGTCCTTCACGTCGAGGATCTGACTGTCCTTCGTCTCGTCCTGCGGGGAGTTCTTGTTCAGCGTGACCACGATGCGCAGCAGTTCGCTCAACGCGGTCCGGCCCAAGGGTGTGGCCCCCTTCTCGCTGATGTCCGCCACCGCTACGCCGAGGAGTTCCCACGCCACGTCGTCCGCCGAGCGGTTGTGGATGGCCTCATGGACCTTGTCCCAGCGGGCGTTTTTCTCCGCAGCCCTGGACTGCATCATGGACAGGATGGCGTCTGGGCTGGCCGGCTTCTCGGTGTCGGCGTTTGCGAAGAGCGAGACGACTGGGTTGGGCTTGGCCATGAAGGGTGCCTCCAGATTTAGTGTAGCACGCTGCCGGGCCACCTGACAGACCACGGCGCACGCAGGACGAGGTGCAGGATGGCAGTCCGCACGTCGGACTGGATGTACATGTAGTGCCCGCTGAGGTCGACGGGCACGCGCTCGGTGTCCTTACCGTACGACAGCTCGAACCACATGCGGGAGTCCTCCCCTCCGCAGAAGTGTCGGCTGTAGTTCAGGCCGGGCAGGGTTGCTGCCGCGTCATCCAGGATGGAAGTCAGCCCGTCGAGGGCCGCGTTGAGGTTGTTGGACTTGAAGCGGAACGGTGCAGGGGTCATTGGTCTGTCTCCTGCATCCATACTACACCGCGCTCTTACGAACGCCAACACCCTCGTTCACAAAAAGTTGGTCGCCGTTGTTGACGGCCGGCCCCGCCGCGGGTAGAGTCAGAGTGGAGGCAAGAGCATGGCACGTCGCCCGCCCGAAGAAGTCGTCAACATCCTCATCGACCGCAAGGTACACGCGAAGCTGCGTGACCTCCAGGTTCTCCTGCGCGCCCGCACCCTGAGCGACGCAATGGAGAAGGCCCTCACGCTCGTGGACGAGGTCAACTACCGGACCCTCGCCACGCTCATCAAGGAGTAGCACATGTCCAACCACGCCATCGACCAGGTCCAGATCAACAAGACGGCAGCCATCTCCGAGCAGCAGGTCGCCATCGACGCCATCGTCAATGGCGACGGAGACGTCGCCATCGTGGCGGCGGCCGGCTCGGGCAAGAGCCGGGTCGTTACCACCGCCGTTCTCTCCCTGCTCAAGGACAAGAAGGTGAATCCCGACGACATCCTGCTCGTCACGTTCTCCCGCAAGGGAGCTGACGTGCTCCGCAAGCGGCTCGAAGACGGCGACGTGCGGGAGAAGACCGCGAAGCGCATCAGCCGCACGTTCGCATCCATCTCCGTCGAGAGGTGCAAGGAGCACCAGCGCCGCCCGTACGAGTACACGCGGGAGTGGAACTCTCCATCCGGGAAGAAGGAGGTGAAGCTCTGCATGAACTTCCGCAACGACGAGGACAAGTACTGGAAGCAGGCCCTGCGCGGCGAGACCGTCAACCTCGCAGCCCTGCCCGAGCCCGGTGAGGACGGGGACGACGACACGTTCTCTGCGTCGG